CAACGATCGAGAGGAAGTTTCTTCCGCTAGGCTAGCAACCCGCGCCACCGTATCACTGAACCTCAGCCCACCCTGGAAACCACCACCGAGTGTGTACACCGGTAAAATCGCCCCTACCATTGCCCCACCGGCACCGGCTAGGTCCACCCACAAGAGTTTGTCGCCATCCCTCACCATGATTCCAAAGGTGTACGATGCGCCCATTGTTGTGCCTCAGATAGTCCCCACGGAGGGTGATGAGGATAAGGAGGAAGCAGAAGATCAGGAGTTAGACCCTTTCCGTACAGAAAAGGTCCTCCTCTTCCAATGTGGCGACGCTACCGATAAGAAACACACTTTTGGCAGCCGTATGGCCCAGATTGGCAACTTTTTACTCGGCCCCCTGTCTAAACAGGCAAAGTATACTTTGACCAATGACGACATGGAGAAAGATGGTGGTGTGGACAAGATCAAGGAGACCGTCTACCAGAACAACACCACCAACCGCGCTTACTACCTTAATTGGGGTACGCGTATTGCGGACCAGCAACGCCCTTGGTACCGACAGCAGCAATCTTCATATGTGCAAATATTTGAAGGTCTTTATCCGCTGTGTCACGCCGGACTCATCTACCCAGCTGTTTATCTCAAGTTTCGACGATCACAACGTTCCGCTACGCGGAAGATCGTGTACGAGGATGGGAAGATAGCTGATGTGGTCTCACTTATTGAGACTACTCTCAAGTATGAGTACGAAAAGGACGGCGACACAGCTGTCCGCTACGACGAGGTGCACGACACTTGGCTTAACACAATCAACTTCATTGCTAACCAGGTTGTCCTCATAGGGATTCGCAAGTCCAAATTTGCAGCCGGTTCCACAACCAGATCTTTTCGGCAAAGGGGGCGTACTACGAAATCCCAACGTACCGCACCCCGTACCGAGTCGGGACGGTCTTAGTGGATACCGAGGTTCACAGACCATTCCTCTATAATAACGTTTTCGACGTCGTTAAGGGGAAGGAATATTTCAAAGGTGGTGTGCTCGACTTTTCAATCGAGCCCACATGCGCACCCATTTTCACCGCACGCCTGGACGGCCATTTCTTTTACGGAGATGGTACGTACCGTACCGATTTTGGCCCCACGGCCGCTCACAACGGTGTGATATACGCTAACAATGACATTAACGTTTCCGTAGCATTCACCCGTCTCACTGCAGCTCGCTTCCCTGATCAACCTGGGATGCACGAGCTTTACCTTGCGTTTCAAACCAAGTACATTCACGACAATCCAGAATTTTTATCATTACTCAGATCACTCTACGAACCGACCTTTCACGATTACAAGGGGGCACTCATGGAGGCTATTTTGCACCATGCGGATCCCCATCCTAAACGTGATCTTCGGATTCAAGGTTTCGACGAACTTAGAAAGGGTAT